GGTGACCGCGGGATCCGTACCTGTTTTTATGCGACTTTAGAATATCTCAAATGACACATCAAACCATCAAGGCGATAGCCGTGGCGATGGGCATGAGCCGGCCGGCCCTGTCCGGCTTGGTCTCCACGCTCAAGATCCCGTGCGCCGTGGAGAAGAACGGCCGGCGCCTGTACGACCCGGCCGTGGTGCGTCAGGCCATCGAGGCGAAGCGGGCGCAGAAGGTGGAAGTCTCGGCCCTCAAGGAACAGCGGCTCCAGCAGCAGATCCGCAAGGACCGGATCGCCAACGACCTGAAGGAAGGGCTGTTGATGCGCCGCGCGGAATGGGCCGCCGCGTGCGCCGTGGGCGGTACCAGGTGGAACGGATTCGTTGCCCGCTATCGGAGCGAGTTCCCGGCCCATCACGCAAAGGCTGCGGACTCTCTGCCGGAGCAGCGGGCTGTTGTGGACATGGCCATTGCCGAACTTTCGGCGTTCCTCATCCCGATGCTGGACGTCGGCAAGGCGCCAAGGAAGGCGGTCGAGGAAGCCGCGGCGATGCTGCAAGCTAGGCTTGCTGAGATGCCAATCGAGAACCCGGCGCCGTGACATTCGACACCGACATCCAGTCTTCGTGGTCCTCGGCCTTCCAGCCGCCGGACGCCCGGCCGATTTGGGACTGGGCGCACGACAACATCACGAAGTTGCCGGAGGTCTATGGTGACCGGAAGCGGTTCAGCATAGCGGGAAGCCGCCACTTTCAAGCGCCTTTTGAGGCTATCCAAAGCCCGCGGACCCATGAGATCGCCGTCCTCGCCCCAATCCGAGGCGGCAAGACGCTGCTCGCGGACATTTCATGCCCTTGGTTCATCACGCATGAGCAAGCTTCAATCCTGTGGTGCTTTCACAAGGACGACGCGGCCAAGGCCCATTGCGAGCTGCGGCTATGGACGATCCTAGAGAACTCACCGGCGTCCCACCTGATGCCCGAAGACCGGCACAAGCGACGCACTCAAGAAATCATCTTCTCGACCGGACAACCACTGATCGTGACGGGCGCGACGCCCGGCAACCTTCAGGCCCGCGGCTTCCGCGTCGTCATCCTGGACGAGCCTTGGCGCTACGCCGAGGGCATCATGCAGCAGGCCAAGGGGCGAATGGGCGACTTCGTCCGGCTTGGGAATCACAAGTTCCTTTGCATCTCACAAGGCGGAACTCATGAGACGGACTGGCAGCGGCAATGCGCGGCGGGCGTCCAGTACGAGTGGCACGTCCGCTGCATGGGTTGCGACCAGCCGTTTCAACCACTATGGCGTGGGCACCGCTCGGACGGGTCCTATTGGGGCATGGTGTGGGAGACGGTGAAGGACGAGGACGGCAAGACGGACGTCGAGCACGCCAAGCGCACGGCGGCGGTGGAATGCCCGCATTGCCGGCACAAGCACGCCCATGGTTCCAAGACCCTGGGCGCGTGGAACAAGAGCGGATTCTATCCCGGATGGGACAAGGACACGGCGCCGGAAAACGCCACGTTCCATTGGACCGCACTGATCGACTTCCCTTGGCCGGCGCTTGTGGACGAGTGGCTAAAGGCGATGGAAGCGAAGGCCATGGGCAATACCGTCCCCATGGTGACGTTCATTCAGCAGCGGCTTGCCCAGCACGACAATCCGAACGGCGCTTCGATATTCGACACGGTGATCGACTTCAAGCGCACGGACACAAGCGAGGCGTGGCCAGAACAGGGCGCGACAATTATGACGGTGGACGTGCAGCGAACCCATCATTGGGTGATGCTTGTTGCCGTTGCCAAGGAAAGCGGTGAAATGCGGCGGTTGTTCTATGACCGCATCGAGACGGAAGGCGAGGTCGAGGAACTGGCTCGGAAGTGGAAGCCAACGTGCGTTGCCGTGGACGTGAACTATAAGAAGAACCCCGACGACTCGCCAAAGCGGATGGTTGCGCGGAACAATTTCCTCGGCCTGATCGGTTCTCCGCACCAGTCCTTCGAGCACGTCCTGAAGCGAGTGACAGGCGCCGTTGAGCGAATTGAAAAAGCGTACTCCATAGCCGAGCGGTATGACGCCTACGAGGGCACGCATACTGGCGGCAATACCAACCGAGTCGCGGACGTGATCCACTTCGCATCGGACATCATGGCGTCCCGACTGGCCCGCATGATCGCCATCGGTAAATGGGTGGAGCCAAAGGTGATTCCAGATCCTGTGAAGGAACGCCAATACAACGCGCAGATGAGCGCGGAGAGGTGCGTGGACGACGTGGACAAGAACGGAAGGCCGATCAAGAAATGGGTCGGAAAAAAGAACAACCACGCGTGGGACTGCGCGAAAATGGCTGTCACCGTGGCCGTCGTCATGTCCGATGCGAGGCCGAGCCCGATCCGATTCTAAAGCCTTGCAGCCATCGCTAGCAGCAACCGCTTCGCCTCAGCCTTGTCCGAAGGGGCCAGCTTGGTGATCCACGATTCCACCTTGTGAAGCCAGCGAATCGCCTGCGGAGCCTCTGGCGTCTGCGGGTTGCGCGGCTCCGGTGGGGGGAACGCATCGACCAGCATGAGAAGTTGGCGGGCGTCTGCGGCATCAATCTCACCGCCTGATGCCTGGAGCTTGCGCGAAACCTTGATGCACTTGCCGGCGTCTTCCTCGCTGAGTCCGACCGACTCAAGGACGCCCGGAAGCTCGTCCTGTGAATACGCTTCGAGAACGTATCCGACGGCGCCAGCCGCCTTGATTGCCTGACCGCATTCGGCAATCGCAGAGTCCCGAAGCCGGCGCATCTCGGCAACAAGGCGGGATAGGTCGTGCATAAGTATCGTATTCATTTCTCCATTACTCCTTCCCGCCAAATCTTCAACCCACGCCAGACCTGACCGCGTGGCTTCTTCTGCCCGCGCGCCCGGCACTTCTCGGCCCGCTCTGCCCTTGACGCCTCCGACACGGTGACGCGGGAGTGAGCCCCAAGCCGGTCCTCGATGCGCCGCTTTTCCTTTGAGATCGCGGCACGGGTGCAGCCGATGCGCTCCGCGATTTCTTCCATGGAGTGCGGGCAGCGGTTGAGCACGAACAGCATCGCATACGCCAGAATCCGCGCATCCCGTCCACCCTCGGTGAACATGTGGACGACTTCCACAAGCGCTTTCTGTGTGTCGCCACCGCCGGGCATGCTGTCCTGATTCTCCGCCCATTCCCTGACGACTCGCTCGAAGTGTGCAGGTTGTGCGGAGCGCAATTCGGAAATCAGTTCCTCCAACGGGTCCGCGTGGTCCTCGGCCGAGGCTGCCGGGTGATCCGCCGCGTCTATTTCGCGCATGGTCCTAATAAGCATACGGGCAACGGATGGTCAACAGTTGACGTGTGAAAAACTGTGAATGGCCTTCAACCCCTTCAAGGGATGGACTGAAGCGGAATTGCTGACCGCTCGGCGCGCAGCCCAAGACGAGATCGCGGGCGGTGGCCAGATCATTTCAGGCGGTTCCGGCGGAACATCGTTCTCGAAGGCTCCGCAGTTCTCGGCCGTCACGCGTCTGAATCTCATCCAGCAGGCGCTCAACGCCATCAATCCGACGACCTACCCGCTGGCGGATATGATGCCGACCACGCAAAAGCCGACCTTCTACGCCGACAGTCAACGGGTGTACCCCAACTACTGATGCCAGCCGAACAGCCTTTCAAGTTCACGGACAAGCGGCGTTGGGCTGGGTACTCTAGCACGTCGAACTTTTCCGAGCCTGTCCGCGAGAGTTACAGCCAGCAGCGCCGATTTATCACCGGCTTCGACAAGGACACGCCGAAGCTTCTCGGGTTCCTGCCGAGGACGACGCTCCTTCAGATGGGGCGGTCCCTGTATCAGGACAACGCGTCCGTCCGCAACGCGGTCAATGAAATGGCGATGCTGTCGGGCGCCGGCATCCAGCAGCAGTTTGACGGGACCGATCAGGCATGGGGAACGGTTGCCGAGGAATGGCTCTACGGCCACGACCGCATCTGCGACATGCGCGGCGGGATGTTTAACATGCACTCCCTGCGCGAGCTGATCGTCGTGTCTTGGCTGCGGGATGGGGACTGCGGGATTCTACTGACCGAGAACGCGGACGGATACCCTCTGTTCCAGATGATCCCAGGGCACCGGATTGGAAGCCGCGGCAGCTCCGATGTTCAGTCCGGCCCCTATGCCGGGATGAGAATTGCCGACGGCGTCATCATCAACGACTACGGGCGCCCGGTCGCGTATCGCATCCTCGGCGACGACGCGTCGCTTGACCGGGACGTGCCGGCCGAATCGTTCATTCTGGCCTACGTGCCCGAGTACGCGGACCAGTTGCGCGGAGTGTCTCCGCTGGCGGTTTCCATCATCGACTTTCAGGACGTGGGCGAGTCGCGCCGGCTGGAGCTGATTTCTCAAAAGGTCTTTTCCGGCATGTCGTTGATCGTGCACAACGAGCTTGGCGGGCCGGAGACGACGGCGAACCTGACGACCCGGTACGGCAGCGGAGGAACCAATTCCGACGGGAGCTTGAGCACGGACGGAACGCCGGTATCAACCGACGAGATCATCCCCGGCGAGATGCGATACTTCCGCGCCGGCAGCAATTCCAAGATCGAGGCGCTGACCGCCGACCGCCCTACGATGAACCAGCAGGCGTTCAAGGAAACCATCGTGCGTCAGGCGCTTGCCGGCATCGGTTGGTCTGTGGATTTCAGCTTGGACCCGACGAAGGCCGGCGGGGCGCAGATGCGCGTGGTGGTCGAGAAGATCAACCAGAAGCTCGCCAACATCCGTTCGCGCCTGCTGTTCCCGATCCTGCGCCGCCTCGATGGCTACCGGATCGCAAAGGCCCAGAAGCTCGGCCTTGTTCCGCTTTCGGAGGAGTGGTTCCACTGGTCGTACATCCCGCCCGCCGAAATCACTGCGGACAAGAAGTACGATTCCGACGTAGCCATTCAGGAATACAAGGCCGGCATTCGCACCCTTGCCGACGTTTGCGGGCGCCGAAGCATCTGGTGGCGCGACCTGTTGGCGGCAAAGAAGATCGAGACCGGCGAGCTTCTGCAAGCGGCCAAGGATCTCGCGGAACAGTACGACATCGCCATGCCGGACGCGCTCGTCCTGTTGCGCGACACCGCGTCTTACAGCACGCAGACCAACAGCGCGGGAGCCGTTGCAGATTCGACCGCCGACGCCGCAGAAGAGACCGCCAACGAACCCGCAACCGCAGACTGACATGACGCATCTCCACCTCGTCCGCGCCGTCTTCCAGCCTTGGCTCATCACGCCAGAGGCGCACGGCGCCGTTGCGCTTCAGATCGCCGCCAAGGCTGGCATGATCGAACCCATGGCGTTGCGCGAAGGCGTCGGGGCCTGCGGTGAAGACGTCGAGCTTGAGCAGATGGAAATCCGGGACGGCGTGGCCTATATTCCCGTCGGCGGCGTGATGGCCCGCAAGCTGGGCGCCATGGAGAAGGGCGCGGGCGCCGTGGACTATTGCGACATCGCAGAGGAGCTGTGCATCGCCGAGGAAGACGACAGCGTGCTGGCCATCGTCTTGGACATGGACACGCCGGGCGGGACGGTCAACGGCTGCCCCGAGCTTGCCGACGTCATCGCCAATTGCACGAAGCCGGTTGTGGCCTATTCGGCCGGCATGATCGCGTCCGCCGGCTATTGGCTTGCGGCGGCGTGCGACAAGATCGTTTTGAGCCGGAGCGCGGAAGCCGGCTCTATCGGCGTTTATTGCGCCCACATGGACCTCACAGAGTATTACTACAAGCTCGGCGTGAAGGTTAACTTGTTCGCCAGCGGAGCGAACAAGGGCGCCGGGTTCCCTGGCGTGCCGTTGACCGACGACCAGAGGACAACGATTCGCGACGACGTGATGCGGATGGCGTCCGAGTTCAAGGCGCACGTCACGACCAACCGGCCCGACGTGCCCGAGGCTGCAATGGACGGCCGCATGTTCGGCGCGACGCAAGCGCTTGAGATTGGACTGATCGACGACGTGTGTTCGTGCGTCGAGGACGCTGGCGAGATGGCGCTTGAGATGGTCCGCAGTTGACGGGGGCGCTTGCCTAGAATGGCAAGCCTTTCTGACATCCTCGCCCGCATCGTCGGGCTTGATTCCAAGATCGAGAAGCTTTCGGCGCTTCAGGGCAATGCCGACGCCCTCGCCCAAATTCCTGGCCTGAAGTCGCAGGTCGCCACGCTTTCGGCTGACCTGATTTCCAGCCGCGCCGAAGCCGAGACCTTGCGCGGCCAGCTCTCCGCCGCCGTCACCGCCAAGGAGGCAAGCGACAAGGCTGCGTCCGAGGCGACCGCCGCCGCCGCCGCGCTGAAATCCGAGGTTGATACCCTCAAGGCCAACGACAAAACCGCTTCCGCCAAGGCCCGCGAGATCCTCGCCGGCGTCGGCGTGCCGCCCATCGCCGAGAGCAAGAAGGCTGCGGTCGGCCAGAGCATGACCCGTGCGGATTTCAACAAGATGTCGCCGCACGCCCGCATGGAGTTCGTTCTCTCCAAGGGCAAGCTCATCGACTGATTTCACAACTGACACACACACAAAATGGCAAATACGTTTAGCAACCTCGTTCCCGACGCCTACGCCGCGTTGAACGTCGTTTCGCGTGAGTTGGTTGGGTTTCTCCCGGCCGTCACCCGTGACGCCTCTGCGGACCGCGTGGCCGTTGGCCAGACGCTCCGAGTCCCTGCCGCTCCGGTGAATTCGGCCGGTGGCAACATCACCCCGGCGATGTCGTTCCCGACCATCGCTGACCAGACCATCACCAACAACAGCCTCACGCTGACCAAGCAACGGTTCTATCCGTTTTCGTGGGCGAACGAAGAGCGCTATGCGCTGGATCAGGGTCCGGGCCATCTGACGCTCAACCAGCAGCAGATCGCGCAGGCCATCCGCGGCCTCGTCAACGAGATGGAACTGGACATCGCCAACGCTGCCTACCTCGGCGCCTCCCGCGCTTTCGGCACCGCCGGCACGACTCCGTTTGGAACGAATCTGGCCGAGTCCGCGCAGATGCGGAAGATCCTCGACGACAACGGCGCCCCGTTCAGCGAGCGCTCGCTTGTCGTCAACACCTCGGCCGGCGCCGCGCTGCGGACCCTGCTCAACAACCCGCTCAACGCGAACACCTCGCTCAACGGAGACATGACCGCGCAAGGAATCATTCTCGACACCAACGGGCTGAAGTTCCGCGAGTCTGCGCAGGTGCAGACCGTCACGGCCGGCGCCATGGCCTCGGCCACTTCGTCCAACGCGGCCTTCACGGTTGGACAGACTGTCATTCCGCTGGCGACTGCCGGCACTGGCGTTGTGGCCGCGGGTGACATCATCACCTTCGCCAACGACAGCAACAAATACGTCGTGGCGTCCGTGTCCTTCGCTGGAGCCAATCCGGCCTCCGGCGACTCCATCACGCTCCAGTCCCCCGGCCTTCGGGTTGCCCAGAGCGCTGCCACCCGAGCGATCACCGTGGTTTCCACTGCGGCCCGAAACATCGCCCTCAGCCGGAACGCGATCCTGTTCGCCTCCCGCCTCCCGGTTTCGCCGGAACGGGACCTCGCCTTCGAGAAGGAGACCGTCACCGATCCTGTCAGCGGCATGAGCTTCGAAATCGCCGCATACCCCGGCATCGACATGGTGACCTATCACGTCCGCGCCGTCTGGGGCGTGAAAGTCATCAAGCCCGAGCATCTGGCTGTCCTCCTCGGTTAATCACTGCGGTTGGTTGTTCATCTGGTTGTGTTTCGACAAGCCCCGTCCGTTCCAAGCGGGCGGGGCTCTTTTGCAGGCGGTTGACGGTTATTCGCCCATGAAGATGCGCTTTCTTCTCCTCCTCCTTTTCGCGTTCCGGTGCTTCGCCCAGGTGACCAACGTCAACCTAGGGACAGTAGCAAACGACAAGAGCGGAGACCCGATCCGCACGGCGTTTTCCAAGATCAACACCAACGACAACTGGCTTGCCGCGCAACTTCGCATCTCGACTAACGCTTCAACCACGCTGTCAAACGCGGTGTTCGCGGCCAAGCTGAACATCACCAATGGGATTGGGTACGGAACAACGATCACAAACGCGAAATTCTACATCAGTGGAAACACGTTGCCGCAGGGCTACTATCTGGCCACGGACGAACAGGACATTTCCAGTCGAGATCCTGCCAACGCGACAAGCCTGATAGCCACCGGAGACAGCACTTCCGGTCTTTGGGTTTGGGACTCCTTAAACACGTCTTCAGACCAGACTGGCATTGTCTCAGTAAACGGCTACGCCACGGGCCGGTGGAAGCGTTTGATCGGCACCACAGCGTCTCCGTCTCTTAGTGGAGCGAAAGCGCTTGTGTCGGACAGCTCAAAACGCATCGTTGAGTCGTCTGCAACCCGGCTTCAGACAGACAAGGCGGCAGTCCAGGTGGCCACAATCGCCGCTCTCAAGGCGATGGTGAGTACCAGCGCTGAACTCAATTCTGGGCAGGTTATTGCAGTGGGTGGCTACTACTCCAACGGCGATGGCGGCGGTGGCCAGTTCTGGTATGACGGCAGCGACACGACCAGCAGCGACGACGGAGGCTCCGTCATCGTTTCAACGTCTGGCGGCCTGCGGTTCAAACGCATTTTCAACGGGGCCGTCACGCCGCTTCAGTTTGGCGCCTACGGCAACGGAACCAGCAACGACGCGACAGCGTGGACGGCGGCCATTCTGTACGCCAAGAGGGGATCGACTAACTCCAACCTAGGCCTACGCACGGTGGACGGGCTTGGCTTGCGTTATCGCCTCACTGCTAGGA